CAAGAACTTCCTACGTTCGACGAGCAAGGCAATGATTGTCGCCGACGAAAGCGACGCGTTCAAGAACCCGTCGGCCGTGCGCACGAAGAACTTGATGATGCTCAAAAAGATGAGCAAGTGGCGCAGGACAATGACCGGCACCCCGGTCAACAACTCCCCATTTGACCTGTTTGCGCAGTACACTTTCCTCGACGAGTTCATTCTCGGCACCACAAGCTTCTACGCCTTCAAAGCCGAGTATGCCATGATGTTGCCGCCCAACAACCCACTCGTGCAGAACATCATGGCGAAATCGCGAGGTCGCGGCGTGCCGCAGGTGGTGGCCAAGGGAGCCGGAGGGCGGCCCAAGTACCAGAACCTCGACAAGCTCAGCAAGCTCATCGCGCCGTACACATTCCGCGTGTTGAAAAAGGAGTGTCTCGACTTGCCGGAAAAGATCTACAAGACGCTCATATTCAACATAACCAAGGAGCAGACTGCAGTCTACAAAAAAGCTGAAGAGGAGTGTCGAATTGTGTTCCAAAATGAAGAAACGCCATTCAACAAGTTGGTCTCGGTGACCAAGCTCGCCCAGATCACCAGCGGCTACTACATCCATCCGGCTACGGACGACCCCGTGCGCATCGAGGGTGACAACCCAAAACTTGAGCTGCTGGCCGAGCGTGTCGGGAAAATTGTTGAGTCCGGCGAGAAGGTCATCGTGTGGGCACGCTACCGCATTGAAATCGAAGACATCGTCAAGCGTCTACGCTCCGAAGGCATCGAAAGCGTCGAATACCATGGGGGTGTCAAAAAAGGCGAAAGGATTGACGCAATTGAAGACTTCGAGCGTGGCGGGGTGCAGGTCTTCGTGGGCAACCAGCAGGCCGGCGGCACAGGCATCACGCTGGTGTCTGCGAGCTACGTGATATACTTTAGCAACGATTTCAGTTTGCGCAATCGACTGCAATCCGAAGACCGGGCGCACCGCATCGGGCAGACAAAGAACGTCACCTACATCAACATCGCGGCCAAAGGCACAATCGACGAGCACGTCATCCGCACGTTGATGAGCAAGCAGGACGTAGCCGACACCATCATCGACCGTGGATTGGCTTTGTTCGGTTGAGAATGAAAATAAAAGTACTGAAAATAAATTATTAATTTTGCGGTTTTAAAATAATTTTGCATATTAGTATTGTTGGGTCGCTTGAGCGACTCACTCGAAAACTCAAAACTCAGAACCATGGCAAGGATCAAAAAAACACTGAAAAGCGGAGAATACTACAAACTGCGCACCTCATCAAACGCATTCGGAGAATGGAACGATTGCACTGTCGTCGCCACGGCTGCGGCTTGCGGTGTGACTTATGCCGAAGCGCACGCCGCTCTTGCGAGCTTTGGCCGTGAAAAGGGTAGAGGCTTGACGACCAAAGCAATGCTCAATGCAATTAAGTCTCTTGGGAAGAGCGTAGAGTTCATCCCGAGCAAAAAATTCATCAGTCTCTACCCCAAAGGTCACCGCGACGTCCTCAAGCACGTCACCACCCACCACCCTGAGCGCTTCAACGATGTATGGGCAGACGGCAAAAGTTACCTCATATTCACCATTGATCACGTTGCAGCAATCGTCAACGGCGTCAACCACGACTGGACCAAAAGCAGCGCAAAACGGGCGCGAGAAATTTACCTTGTCTCTTGATCAACAACCCAAAACAGGACACCATCATGGCACACGAAATCGACTTCACCAATGACCGCGCCAACGTAGCTTACGTTGGCCAGCTTCCATGGCACGGGCTTGGCCAGGAGCTAACTTACGACGCGCCGATTGAAACGTGGCGCAAAGAAGCCGGCATGGACTGGCAAGTCAACGACGCAGACCTCGTCTTCAACAATGCAATCGGCGAATCAATTACATTTCCAGACCGTCGTGTGCTGTACCGCAGCGACAGTTCCGCACCGCTCGGTGTCGTGAGCAGCAACTACAAAGTTGTCCACCCGGCCGAAGCCCTGGAGTTCTTCCGTGACTTGGTCGACGGACACGGCTTCCAGCTGGAAACGGCGGGGTGCCTTTTTGGAGGAAGAAAGTACTGGGCGCTGGCCAAGACGGGCGA